GTGAAGTCGATCTGCACGCTGCCCGGCTCGGGAATGGCGATCGGCCAGATCTTGCCGAAGCGCGGCGCCAGGCGGGCCACCGGGCCCACCTTGGCCAATACGTATTCGGTGCCTGCCCACGAGGTGCTGGTGCGGTCCATCGCCAGGTAGGTGACGGCATCCACCGACTGCACCGGGCCAAACTCCAGAGCGATCGCCCACTGGTAATCGCCTGATCTGCCGGATGCGCTGAAAAACGTGTCGAGCTCCAGCCGCCATTTCTGCGTGATGAAGCTGCGCCCGGTCAGCGTCTGCGCATACTCGCGCGCCGACTGGATCCAGATCGCCAGGGGCACATCCTCGGACGTGTCCGCAGCATCGAGCTTCAGCACGTTCTTGGCGTCGACCAGGCTGAGCGGCTCGTCAGCGGGTGCCTGGATCTGCAGAAGGCCCATGGTGGTAGTTGGTCTCGGGTTGGAGCGTTAAAAAGCCGCCGGTGTTGTCACGGGCGGCGGGTCAATGTGCACCGGCAGGGGATTGGTTATCGGTAGCTGACCCATGCCGAGAAGGATGCCGTGACAGCGTCCGTCGTCAGCGTGAACCAGTCAGCATCGACGCCGGTAAGGTCTACAACCACCAGCGCACCGGCCGCAACCCCAGTCGCCGTGCCGTAGGTGTGCGAGTCGCTGTAATCGATCAGCTTGATCGTGACGTTGACTGCTACTGCCCCGTCATTCTTCAGGTACAGCGTCTTGCGGCCATACCCCCTCATCAGCATTGGATCGCTGACGCCTGCGACTGTCGTTGCCTGCTTGTAGAACAGATAACCCGTACCTACCGGCTTGAATCTCTGTAGCGACTCAATATCTCCGAACTTCAGGCAACTTTGAGACTGCCCCGCATGCGGCCAGTAACCGCGCTGCTCGCTTTGGTTGTTGGTGCCGATCACCAGCCTGCCATTCCATACGCAGTAGTCCGTCACCGTATCGACATAGCGCCCAATCGGCTCAAGTAGCGGGTAGTCGATGCCGATGGTTCCGTAGTTCTGCACGCCGGCAGAGTTTGCGTGACGGAACCACGGACTGAGCTGGAACCATGTGCCGTATGCGTTCAGCATCAGACGCTCGGTCTGCACGGGCCGGATACGCATCCACTCTTGAGTAATGTAGTAATCCTGCGTGTGCGTCCCGGCTGGGAACCTGTAGCGGAAATAGCTCCCGCCCAGCGACTGCGATGGGTAGACCAAAAACGGCGACTTGTGATCCATACCGACAGCGGCGCAGACCATGCCCGACCCAGGCTCGTAGTTCCCACCAATCTCGATATGCGACTCAGTCCCCCGCGACACGAACGTGGTGCCGTCCCACGTAGCCAACACGCCGCTGTTCGCCGCGTCACCCGGCTTATATTGCACGTTGCTGGCGATCAGTAGGCGCGTGTTGGCGTACTGACTGCCTGTGAGACTGCCAGAGCTGTATGCAGTCCACATGGCCTTGACGTGCGCCGTCGTCAGACCCAGGCCCGTGCTTATATTGGCAACCTGAGTGGCAACCCAAGTGGTCAGGTCGACTTCCCACAAAAGCGCCGGGTTTGTACTGCTGCCCATGCTGCACGCATAGGCTTTCGTTGTCGGGCTGCTCATATGCCGCGCCCATGAGCTGATGCGCTGCGCAGCCAGTAGTGCGACCTTGTGCACCGTTCCGTCCAGGCCGATGACGTACTCGCCGATGAGCAGTTGATTGGTCTCCGAGTGCACCATGCGCCCTGTATGGCACGAGTTGTGGGTGTCCACAACAACTTCCGCGCCAGATTGATCGATGTACGCCAGCACGCCACCGTCGCCCACCACTGTGTCAGCAAGGTATGTCGTGAAATACAGGCGGTTCGCCCAGGGCATCATCGCGCCGATTCCTACCTCGCTGCGAGAGGTGGCACTCGCCGCAGACATGCGCCCAATAGATGCGCCCTCTTGGGTAATGTTTTTGGTGGGGTAGCCGGCCATTTAGATCACCTCCGCAGCAGCAGTTCCCGTCAGCGTGGCGCGAATTTGCGTCGCTCCGTCGCCAAGGTATGGGTATTCGATTTGGTTTGTCGCAGCGGATGGTGAATACGAGGCCACACCCGTGGTGATTGCGCCGAGCCGATCCTGAGCGTCCACTGTCACCGTGCCGGTGCCGATCAGGCGCAGGCGAAAGATGCTCGGCACGCCGGCCCACGCGCCAGAGGTCAGAGGAAGTCCACCCCCTGACACCGAGGCTGGCGTCCCATTCGGATTGAGCAGCACCGGCGACGCGCCCGACACGTCGAAGAACGCCGGCGCCAAGTTGCGCGCACCCGCTGCGATCGCATCGCCGCCCTGGATCAGAGCGAACTCCTGAGCAGACGTCAGGCCACTCACGATCTCGTAGGGGCCGGCTTCGGAGCCGTCGGGCAGACGGACCACTTTGCCCTGTATCTGGATTGCCATGGTGTCTATCTCCGGGAGTCAAAGGCGGCCAACTGCAGGCCAGATGAAGTACGGGCCCGGGCGCCGGGCGAGCGGCAGCCGGGCCCGTGTGGGCGTTGCTGTGAAGCCCGTCAGGCTTCTGTCTGCACGCCGCCTTCGGGCGTTTCGGCGGCGGGCATCACCGCAATGCAGCCACCCAGCAAGGGCTTGGCGTGGGCCTCGTTCAGGCTCACAGTCTGGCCGGCCAGGTAGGTCACGCCGTCGTGGTCGAGGCGGCTGGTGACCAGGTAGTCGGTGACAGGCGGCGCTTCGGCTGCCGGCGTCGCGTCAGGGGTCGTGATGGTCTTGGCCACGTCGGTCCCCTTACGCCACCGCGTTGGTGAACAGATAGCCCAGGTCGTTGGCGGTGATCAGCTCGAGCACGGCCTCGCCGACACGGGCGCGCACGCCGCCGCGCAGGCCGATGTCCGGGTCCTCGATGGTGCCGCCGATGCGCTCACCCCACTGGGCCGTGAAGCCGAAGGTGATGGCGCCTTCGGGCGCGGCGTTCGGGTCCGAGTAGTAGAAGCTCGCATGCTTGCCCCAGCAGCGCGCCAGGCTGCTGGCCTGGCCGGGGGCGGCGGTGTCGGTCCAGGCGCGGCCCACGTAGATTTCATCCAGCCCCAGCTCCTCGGCCAGGTCGGCCAGGCGGGCGCTGCCGCGGGTGCTCAGGCCACCGTACAGGCGGCTCACGGTCTTGGGGTTGCGCAGCACCTGGCTGGCCGTGTCGCTGCCCAGCACAGCCTTGTTGGGGCGCACCACCATCTGGTCCAGCACGTTGACGATGGCGTCGACCGGGTTGCTGTTGGTGAAGTCGCTCCACTGGCTGGTGCCGCTGAGCGTGGCCTTGTTGGCTGCGGCGTAGTTGGCCGCGTTGAACACCAGCGCACCGGTGCGGAACTCGCGGCGGTTCATCAGCGCACCCGTCACCAGGCGTGCCGCTGCATTGAGCGGGTCGCGGGTGTTGGTCAGGCCTGCGGCCACGGCGCTTTGGTAGAGCTGGATGTCTTTGTTGGGCACCGGCGCGTCCAGGCCCTGGTCCTGCGTGCTGGCGGTCACGCGGGTGGCACCCCAGTCGAGCTGGTTCGGTGCGCTCTTGCGGCCCACGGCGGTGTCCGGGTTGCGGAAGGCATCACCCAGCGCGTACTTGTTGTAGGCGAACAGTTCGCCGTCCACCGGCAGGCGCGGCAGCACCTTGTCGGCGATGTATCCGGCCTGGGGGTAGGCCACGGCCACCGCAGTGAGCGCGGGGCTATAGGTAAACGGTTGAGCGGCCATGGGTCAGGCTCCAGGTGGGGATAGCGGGTAGACGGTGGTTGTGTCGGGTGAGGCGGGTGCGCCGGGCTATCCGGTCAGATCGTGCCCAGGCCGCGCAGGTAAGGGATCTCGTCGCCCGCCACGCCGGCCTTCTCGGCCACGCCGATCGTTCGGTTGCCGATGGTGACGGTGGCGATCGCCGCGCCGCTGGCGTTGCTGGTGAGCTGGTCGCCCACGGCCACGGTGCCACCCAGCACCACGAAGGGCACGGGGCCGACGGCGACATCGACCATCTCGCCGGTGGCGTGCACCAGGTCATCGCTGGTGCCCAGCAGCTTGTCGGTGGCGGCCGTGGCCACCACACACGAGCCGACAGCGGCGCCCGTCTTGACGATGGAGTAGCGCGGCACTGCGCCTTCGGCCAGTCGGCCGCGAAAGTCTGCATTGATGGCCATGGTGTGGGCTCCGTGCGGGGTGGGGTCGTTGCGGGTAGATAGAGATCAGTGGGGGCGCGCCGGCTCAGGCGGCCTTGGCAGCACGCGCCATCACGGCCGTCACGGCCTGGTCGATGGCAATGGTGTGGCCCTTCGCCGCTTCGGCTGCCTGGTACTCGCGGGCCTGGTGGGCAATGGCCTGCGGGTCGGCAGCGTCCAGGCCCGGCGCGGCGGTGTCGTCGCCGCCCAGTTGCAGGCCGAGCTTGACCACCGGCTTGCGCGCGGCCATGAAGGCGGCGAACCACTGCGCCGGGGTCTTCTTCACCTCGCCGGTGGCGGCGCTGAAGGTGAACTCCTGCGCCTGGCCGTCGATGGCGGCCATGAACTCCTTCAAGCCCGAGGCCTCGGCCGGCGTCACCAGGCCCTTGGCGGTCCAGTCGGTGACCTGCAGGCCGATGCGTTCGGCCTGGCGCTCGGCGCGCAGTGCGGCCAGCTCGGCGGCGGTGGCGGTGGTCTGGGCGCTGAACTGCGCAGAGGTCTCGGCGCGCACGCGCTCGGTGGCTTCGGCCACGGCGCGGTCGATGTCGGCTTGGGTCAGGGGGTTGGGCACGTTGTGGCCTCCAGGTTGATCAGCTGCTGTGAACATGGGCGCCAGGCCGGTGGCAAGGGCATCGCTACCCGCGGGCATGCAGGTCGCCTCTTCGACCATGGCTTGCTCGCGGATGCGGGTGGCGGCGCTGTTGACCGAGTCGATCGACCAGGTGGGCAGCGTGCGGTCGGCCACCTCCACGCCCTTCTCGCCGATCAACCAGTCGCGCAGGCCACGAAACAGGCTGGCGATGTCGCCGATGGCCCAGCTCGTGGTCAGGTCGTCGGCACTGAACTCGTGGGCATCGACCTGGTCGGCGGCGAAGGCCACGGGCTTGAGGCCTGCGATGGCCGGGCGCATGGCACCCAGCCAGCCCACGTGTTGCAGGCGCCAGCCGTGGTCGGCGTCCTTGATCACGCTGACCGATCGGTTGCGGTACGCACCGCTGGCCACGCCGGCCTCGAACTCGGGGTGCACGTCGCTGAACTTGGCAAACAGGCTGGCACCTTCGCGCTTGACCTGGTCGGCCCATCCATAGGCCGGGTCATCGTGCTTGGGGTGGCCCAGCACGGCCGGCGCCGCGCCAAGCGCGATGTTGGCGACCATCTGGTCGAGGTCGCCCTCGCTGAACGACACCGTGCAGCCCTTGGCATCGGTATGCGTGCCGGCCTTGAACACCTCGATCCAGTCGCCAAAGCCCTTGAAGGCATGGGCAATACCAATACCTGCTGTCGTGGCGATTCGTGTCTGGCGGTTGGGCTTCGTCATGCCCTGCACTGTGCAAGGCCAGCGCCGAAAGATCGCCGGTGAAGCGCTTCACGCGGGGTGCGTGGCGGGCGGGCTTGAAGGTCGGCCGAAGGGGGTTTCAGCGCCGGTTAGGCCCGGCTTGAAAAACAGGGGTTTTTAGGCGCTGAGGGGCGCCACCCTGGCGAAGGTATTGCCGCCGGCCGTTACCGGCCTTGCTGGCTTCATCTAAGTGAATGCAAGAGGGGTCACGCGTGTGCGGCTTGCTGCCGATCGCACGCCGGCGCCGAAACCGGCCGCCGCACCGTCGTTTTGCGGGCATGGCGGTGGCCACCGGCCACGTTGCCCACGGTGCTGCGCGCCAGCCCGGTCATCCACCCCACCTCGCGCCAGCTGAAGCCCTGGTGTAGCCGCAGGCGGACCACGCGGTACACATCCTCGGTCAGCACGCCGGTGCCGTCGATGCCGTTCAGGTCGCGCAGATCGCCCTTGAGTCGTTCGACCAGGTCGTCATCCACCGCGCTGGCCTTGAGCGCGGTCTTGAGCACGTCGAGCAGGTCGTCGAGGATCGCGGTGTCGGTCATGGATCAGGCCTTGGCGGTCGCGGCTTGCATGCGCGCGGCCTGGTACATCGGCCACGTGTTGGCGCCGGCTTGCTGACATGTGGCGATCACCGGCTCGAAGGTGGCGCCGTCGACAGCCAGATAGCGCACGCAGTGGCCATGACGCGGGCACATGACGCCGAAGCACACGATGTCGGTCTTGGGAGCCGTGGCAATCGCCGGGGTGGCGGTGTTCATTGCGGCACCAGGTGGAAAGGGTTGTGGGCTGCTGCATCGGTGTCGCTGCCCGCAGCCTTGGCAGGCTGGAGCGTGGCGAACATGTCGAGCTGCTCGGGCATCTCGCCGCGCAGCTCGGCCAGCAGGTTGATGACGTGGCGGCGGCTGTAGTTGCAGCTCAGCGCGATCTCGTTAAGGGAGCAGCCGGCGGCGTCCATCTCGAGCACGCGCTTGTGGCGCACCTGGCGGATGAGCGCATCCGCCTTGGTCAGCTCGATTTTCATGCCGCCATGCGCCGCCACCAGCAGGCCGAACGCATGGCCGCCCAGCAGGTCGCACAGCG